AAGTAAAGTGTAAGGCCTTTCTGTCCTTATCAACTTCTTGTTTTACATCTGTTGCAATCTTACCACTAGCACCAACCTCATGGCGTTCAATTTCTATAGTTGGTAATTGTTGACATCCAACAATCCCTTTTTCAGGGTCTAATTTCAAATAAACAAAGTTATCACCATACTTACAGGTGTTTCGTGTCCACATTGGTAAGTTGGTGTTGATGTCCAAAGCATTATTGAATAAATCCGCTAATACCCCTTTGATTCTTTTTGATTCTGAATAAATTTGTAAAATGAATCCATCCTCATTTGTTGTGGTCGATTCCTCAGCGTATATGTCTAATGCTGCCGAAATTTCAGGAGTATATTCCATAGACTCATAGTCATACTGAGCCGACAATCTTGTCGGTTCATAGTAAATTGCTTGAGAATATAGATTGTTTTCTACCTTTGACCATTGGTTGGTGAGGTAGTATGTTTGTTGAGCTTGAAGTTTCTCTTTCTCGTATTCTTCTCTACTTTTGGTGCGCAGAAGTTCCTTTTTATCAAACTTAAATGTTGGATAATCTTGGTTGAGGAGTGAATTTGGTCCAAAGGTTTGCGACAATCTTTGCCAAACTGTCATATTTTGTTCTGCCATACGTAATTTTACTATTTACCCTGATAATATAAATAGTTATTTAGCACCAAATAACCACCCATATTTTTGATAATCCGATTTAGATGCCCCATTATTATTTAGGTGTGGGTCTCGTCCCATTTGAGGTACCATTGGATTAAAAAAATCCGAAGTATTTTTATTCTCATTCATCACAGTCGACCAAGAATTTAACATGGCTTTCGTATGATTGACCACCTTTGTTAAGGATTGGAATGATTTTTCCGCAACATAAATTGCCATCGATAATCCCATTATACAGTCATCATGTTGACCCTTTTGATGGTCTGGTCTACCATTAATGTAAACGAAGGTGTTCATTTCATTGTAGGTTCTATGAGAATATATTTTGAACCCGTGTCTGACTCCTTCTTCAAATGCTGCGATAATTTGAACTCGTTTGGTGTTGAAGTTTATTCCAGGTATTCTGTCGTTAATTTTTGGGTCCCACTTCCATTTATTTGTTGTGTCCACTCCATCAACATATAGTCCACCTTGATATTGTAATTCTTGCATTTTTCTTGCGGTAGAAACACCCATACCTCCAGTAATATCAATTACACAAAATGCGCTATACATCGTACCCCATTTGTACGCTATTTCGGCTAATACATCGGGAGGAACTTTCCCAACATATTCTAAAACTTGTTCTCTTTCATCAAAATCAATGATTTGTATTGATGAAAAATCTTCTGAGTCCCCTCGGGAAACGTCAACACCCATGACGTACTTATGTCCATTAACAGGTTCCTTGAAAATCCATAACGCATTTCCCATAAGTTTTGCTTGAGGGTCTCTCAATTGATTTTTCGCAATATTTTGCATCAAATCAGAATCGAATACGTTGTCACCTGAACCTAAGAAGTTACATTCCAATTCTTGGGCGACTTTACGTCTGTCGTACTTAAGTTTTTTTACCATCCCTTCAAACCATGAGGAACAAGGTTTGTACCCTTTGTCGATATAATCTGTAACTATCTCGTGGTCTCTTTCGTAAGGGTTGTCAGTACTTAAATCGATTACCGCATCTAATGGATAATCTTCTCTGTTAAGAAGATAATGTACCAAGTCATTTGTTTTGACGACATATAAATCCTTTGTGTATCTTGGGTCACGGTACCAAAACATTTCAGAGATTTTGAAGTCGTTCATACCTCTTAATGCTTGGTCATATATTTCATAATATATCGGGTCGTATCCGTTGGGAGTTGAAACTACGATTACTTTACCACCCGTAGATAGGGATGCCATACAAGCTGACCAGAAATCTCCATCGGCCTCGATAAAGGCGGCTTCGTCAAAAATAAGAATTGTTGGAGTGTATCCTCTCAAGGCATCTTTTGATGTCGCAACAGATTTTACTTCACATCCATTGTTGAGTTTGAAATGTCTTTGGGAATTTTTTTCTGCAGAGAATGCTATTCCGACCCAAGCCGGCCACTGTTCAATGAACCCTCTAATCTTATTCGCCATTTCGACAGATGTATCCAACTTGTTGGCAATGATTAGAATTTTTTCAGGTTTTTCTTTTCTTGCAAAGGCTAATTTTTTTGAAGACCAAGCGGCAGTTACGGTTGATACACCAGCCTGTCGGTACTTGAGGGCAATATTTTCGTTGTATTTTTCGTAATCTTCAAGTAACGCAACTTGGTCAGGAAAAAGTTCTAATGGAACATACTTTGATACTGTATTATCGTATGTCTGTAAATAAGTACGAAGTGCATAAGGGGTATTCCTCATACACTTCGTATATTCTATTATTAATTGTTCTTTATTCACACAGTTAAATCATATTCTGATTTATGGTCTTGGTATTCCCAAATCTCTATAAAGTTGGTCGTAATCGTCATCGTCATCTTCAGAACCTTCTTCCCCTTTGAAATCATCGTACTCACTCTTTGATTGTTGAGCTTGTTTCATAATTTCTTTGAATTTTGCGGTTGCCTTTTTTACTTTCGATTCATCTTCCGAAATTGCATTACCAATAATATCTAAAAATTCTTTAGCTTCTGTCTTGTAAAGAATTGAATAGAACCAAGGCACCAATCCTTTGTTCACATCATCAAACATCTCATCAGGTAATGCGAATCTGATTTTTTCCACAATTTCAGGACCAATTCTAAGTTGCATCGGTTCATTCGATAACACGTCTGTGTAAGCTCTCACTTGTTGAGACATAACGGGGTCTTCAGGTAATCCATGTCTACCGATGGATTCTTCAATACCTTTAATAACTTCATGACAAAGAATTGGGAATATCAAACCCTCAGCAACAATTTTTGTATCAGGTTCATTATCTCCACCTTCACCTTCATCTTCTTCTTCTTCATCACTTTCTTTATTAACTAACTTAACCTTTCCTGCAACACCATTACCTGTTTGTGACATCATCTCAATCATTTGTTCCATTGTAAAATACATGAAGTCATTGATAGCCATAACGCTCAGATAAGCGGGATAAAGTTGTGGATCGATAGCATCTAATCTTTCTCTGACTTCAGGTTTTTGGAAAACGTAGTGTCCTTTTTTTGCTGCTCCTTGTACAAGAGCATTAATCATATTTCTTTTATGAATTTCTAACTCCATTACTTCTTCGTCAGTCAAATCTTCTACGTCGAAAGAAGGAATTTCAGGCATTTCTTCGTCTTCTTTTTTCTTTGGTTTTGTAGCCTGCATTCTGAAGTCTGAAATATTAATAGGTGCTCTATTCAATAATGCCTCGATTGTGAACCAATCTTCAGGAACTTGAGTTTCTTCCAAACATGCTTCTATTGCAAGTTGTTCTAACTCTTCTCTATGTCTTCCTTCGATTCTTGTGATACCAGGAACCTTGCTCATCATTTCCTGAAAAAGCATTCCTTTAACTCGATCAGAACTGATGTCCTGAATTCCTGTAACTTGTTTTAACTTGTCAGCAACTTTTCCAAATCGTGAACTTACCAATCTTTGAACATCTGCAGCACCTTTTTTCAACGCGGGATTTTTTGCATATAAACTTTCAGGACTTCCCAACTTTCGTTCCAAATTAGGGTCCATTCTTTCGGGTCTATCCCCGTAATTAATTTGTTCTTTAATCTTCGCCATTTTATTTATTCAATAAATTTAAGATAACATCAATTACTTCTTGTTTTGCGTCTTCAGGGGAAATTCTTCCCGCCTTCGGGTCAATCTGTTCACCTGGTCTTGGATTCTTACCCGGATGTGCCGGTCTCGTTCTTGGTTTGGTGTCAGGTTTAGTAATTGGTTTAGTTGGTGCGGTTGTTGGTTCACCAGCTTTAGGGTCGATTTGTTCACCTGGCCTTGGATTTTTTCCTGGATGTGACGGTCTTGTACGAGGTTTTGTGTCAGGTTTTGTTGTCGGTTTAACAGGTGCTGTCAATGGTGACTCAGCCTCTGAAAGGTATTTTAACAAGTCACTTTTAGTAATTCTCGGAGGTAGGTTTCTTTCCACGATTTTAGTAATTTCTGTTTCGATAAACAAAGATACAGGATTTTTTCCTTCTTCCAATTGTTTTTTCACAGATTTAACACATCTTTCAAACTTTCTTGTTTTCTTTGGTCCGAGTTGAGCGTGGCAAATTGCCCAAGGATTTTTTTCTTGTTGTTCACTCATTCCCATCATTTTTCTGTTGTCATCAGAATCATCATCCATTCCATCAGGTGCCATATCATTTGCATCGTGAGGTGCATCTTGTCCAGTCAAATCCTGAAGTGCCGTCGCTCCTAAAGCATTTTGGTCGGTAACATCATCAGTCTCATCTTCAGTCATTTCCTCCATTGGAGTTGCTTTGATTCCCGTTGATGTTTTCTGAATTACCATTTTTTTACCCGCCGGAGGTGCTGG